CCATGATACCTTAATTCATGTTAAACGAAAAGGCGGTGAGGACGGCGCAATGCAAAGCGTGACCTACATTATAGAGAGGAGACGGTCTTGATGAACAATCAAAAGGATCTTAGTGCATTCAGAATTCACAAATATCGTATGAAAAGGTTGCAACCATACTTTGATCGGATGTCGAAAGATGATGATCACGTTTTGGTTGACGATAATGTGAAAGACATGCTTCAAGCACAAGGATTTTCAGCAGAAGAATCACCTCGTTCTGTTTACTCTGTTGATAAACTATTTGAGGCATTGTCGGGCTATGCGCCACACAAAGTCCCTAATCCAGAACCGGGTGCTGAGTATCAGCATGGGATTGCTCTAGCGTATAGCTCATTCGCTCGTAAATCTGACGAGAAAGTGCTTCATGTACTTCCCTTCAATCCTGAGACAATAGTTAAGATTACCTCTAACCCTAGTGGTTCAGCGGGTTTGACTAATTATGGATGTACGAAGGCTGAGTCACAAACTCGAGCACTAGAGCGCGGTTTGCAGACACTGGATAAGGTAAAGCAACCAGAGCCATGTTTAGCATTCAAGAGAACACAGTTCAATGGGAAGACTCGCCTTGTGTGGGGATATCCATATTCAATGACTGCGATTGAAGGCTTAGTGGCACATCCATTACTCCAGTTGTTCAAGAAGCGTAATACACCAATGGCTTTTGCAATTGCAACAGGTGCATTGGGAACAAAGCTCAGAGTGGCAAGCTATCATAAAGAGTGGGCTTACTCACTTGATATGTCACAGTTTGACGCAACGATCTCATCTGAGTTAATTCATATTGCGTTTAAAATCTTGAGAACATGGTTCGATAGTCAGGAAGTGGAGCCTGTGAGTGGTAAGACTGTAGGTGAGATATTTGATCTTATCGAGTATTACTTCATCCACACAACGATCGTGATGCCTGATGGTAATATCTACATCGGTAAAGACCATGGGGTTCCTAGTGGGTCCTACTTTACGCAGATGATTGATTCTGTCGTCAATGTCATTATTGGTGGTGCTATTTCATCTAAGTTCAACCTACACGTTTCAAAGCGTGAGGTGTTTGTCTTAGGGGATGATTTGATGATGTGGTCAAACAGAAAAGTTGATCTTGATAAGATTGCTGAGTATGCTAGCTCTGCCTTTCATGTGAAAATGCATGGAAGTGAGAAGTCAAATTTGTACCATTATGACGAGACAGTTCATTATTTAGGACGCGATTGGGAAGATGGTTTGCCATCATTATCTGAAGACGAAGTTCTCAAACGGATGGTCTATCCTGAAACATACCGTGTGTATGATAAGGATTCGGTCAAAAGGGAGAGACAAGTTAAGATGATGTTGCTGGCATATGCTGCAACGTATAAGTCAGCTTGGAGGATTGCATACAAACTACTCGACCCGAGTGATCGTAACATCCATCGCGGATGTGCCAATACGGATGTAAATACGTATCTCGATCATGGTACCTCTCAAGGTGAAGTTGACCCTAGACATCTTTCAGGGTTAGAAAGATATAGGCGCAAGTACATCCTTGACAAGACGAGAGGTGATATTCCAAACACTGCATTGCAATATTGGCTGTGATGCAAATTTCTCTCAAGTGTGGGAG